TGCTAGATCACGCGCTAACGCAGCATCCATTTTTGTGCGGACAATCAAATCAGACGTGAATGTTCACATGAAATCGGGGGGACTCATCTCACTTTTCAATTTCGTTGAAAGTTCGTTTCTCTCCTTTAACAATGGATCTTCGAATGTGGCGGTAACGGCTTCATGGAATTTATCTCACCTTATTGACGTTACTCAATTTCTGCACCTTTTTTCGGGAAGCAATGAGACGATACTTTTTATCTGTACTTTGATGTTGTACTTGAAGAAGAAATAAAGTATAGAAAGAAGGCACCGTAAATCGACTTGTAATGAAAAGGCTGCAATTAATTTCACTACAATGTCCATTTTCAGTGTGTTTCTCATTGCATAGAAGAAGGATTCAAATGAACATTTCTCGTCATTTCATGCGAAAAGAATTCCATATTCGTATGGCTTAACTTCGACACCCATCATTATGTAATTTCGTGCAAATTCGATGTTATGCGGGAAATCTTTGGTTCCATCTCCTTCTGATATTAATGTCTTAGATTTGTTGATTTTCATTCCCATTTTCGTGAGGATTGAGATATACTTGTCGAAGTCTTCCCTTCGCCCTCTGATTACTAGATCATCCCCGACTAGGGCATAATTGTCGCGTGTTATACCGCATATGCCATTTACTATGTAGTGGTGTGTCATTGCCATGATCGGTCAGGAGGTAAAGATCCCCATACCTTGACCTACTGCGTAACGAACTGGTTTTTCATTATTCAACGCGCTCTTTTTCGTTGAATACTCTCTATCCAGTATCGTCCTTCAATCATTCGACATTGATTCCCCCTCAAGCCCGAGTTTGTCAAGAATTCCCTTGATAATTCGGGATTGTAGTATTACTGGCATTCTATCCGTGGCTGCGCTGAGGTCGATCGAATAGAAATTATGCTCTGCCGTCCTTGTGGATCATAAATAGGGAAGCCCCTTTTTGTGATCAAATGTGAAATCAGAGCTCATAGTTTTGAGCATTCTGTACAAGTAGAAATGCATTCCCGATAGAGAAGTTTGAGTTAGTCAATCAACATTAGCAATAATTCGAGCCTTTCCTCCTTTCGACGTAAAATGGAACAGTTTCGAATGTATTCTACCAGGCATATCTCTAATGTTCTCAAATAAGATTCTGACTAGGTAGTCAAATTGCTCAGAGCCTTCGAAGTTTTTCGATCAGGAGAGAATGGCCTTCGAGAGTTTTCGATCTTCCTTAACTGCAGCAGCATCGTCCAATAACTTCGTGGCCGATGCACCCGAGTTAGGTGAGCTCGCGTTCCCTGAATAAATCGAGAGACGTAGGGATTTCTTGTCTCAAAGATGATTTTCAAAAGATAGCAGTCATCTATTAATTTTCTCGTCGGAGAACTCGTTTGTAAGGAAATTCGAAATATCATCGCCACCATACCGCTCTGTGATGGTTTGAGTGTCTGGACGCGATGTCATTTTGAACTGCCGATATATGGAGATTA